GATATCGAGCGACGTAAGAGTTTTGTAGAGTTTCAACAACTTGGGATAGGTGAATACGTAATAGTAGGCGAATGGATCACGCTTCTGAATTATCGCCCCCGCAAAGATATGGTAGGCCTGGTGCTTCAGATGCTGGAGCCGGAGCAGTTTGATACTTCAAAAACCTTTAACGCCGATACCGGATACGAGATACACAGCGGAGTCGAGCAAGACCCATACGGCGCGCCGGTAGCCTATTGGGTTTATACTAAAAAACATCCACTGGAACATTGGAATGTTGAATCTATACGGGTACCTGCAGAGCGGGTTTTGCATGTTTTCAGACAGGATCGAGTACGGCAGAGCCGAGGCATATCGCCTCTGGTGCGCGTGCTCATCAAAGCACGGCATCTACGGATGTATGATGAATACCAGCTCATAGCAGCACGCCTCGAAGCGTGCATAGGCGGCGCCATAGAGCGCGATCCCTCCCTTGCTGCCTCTGACCTGGGCCTGCCTCTGGCCGCCGGCGAAGAGGAGACAGATGCAATGGGCAACAGGCGTATTGTTTTCGAGCCTGGTATGATGCCCGAATTACGGCCTGGTGAACGCATCAACTGGAACAATCCACAGCGCCCGGGAACCATCTACGACCCGTTTGTCAAGGCCCAAATGTCTCAGATTGCGGCCGGAATAGGAATAGACTACAGCGTCCTCGCACGCGATTATAGCCAGGGGAGTTTCAGCGCGCAGCGCCAGGCGATGCTCGATAATGACAAAGAAACCGACCCTTTGCAATTACTGATTATCAATGACTGGGGCAGGCCGATACGAGAAGCATTCAAGACCTATGCGATTCTCGAAGGTCGCGTGGAGGCGCCTGGTTTCTTTGATGATCCTGAGCTGAGGGCGGCATATCTGGAAGACGAATGGCAGGGGCCACCGAAGCCCTGGATTGATCCGGCACGGCAGGCGGCAGCGGCCAAAATCGCCCTTGACTACAAACTTAAAACCCGACGCGGGTTGCTCAATGAGTTCGGAGAGAGCGTCTGGGATATCTTTGACCAATACCGTGATGAGCTTCAATACGCAAGAGAGCGTGGAATCTATCTGCCGGATGCGCAGCCGAAGAGTTCCGGCGGCGCCCCCCCTGTGGAGCCGCATGAGCCTCGTCCGGACAAGAAACAGCCCGGTGATGATGAGCTTGTCCGGGCCATTCTAACTGAGGAGTTGGGGGCTGAGTTGGCCGACAAGGTCATAAAAACAGCAGGAGGTAAATGAGATGCCTTATCCGAATGAACATAGCGCACGTTTGCGCAACCCCAGCGAGTTCAAGGAGAAACCCGACTGGAGCAAGGGAGGAAAGTTCCGCCGTACGACCGACGGCACGATTTACGGCAAGATAAAGGTGCCTGAGACGGTCGGGGTGATATGGGGACAGTTAAAAAGCCAGAGTGGTGATGCAGCGGCTCCCCAGTCCTTGCGGTTCCCGGTAAAACATTGGACAGAGCAAAAGGCACGCAAGTGGCTCAAAGACAATGAGGTGAAGTACATTCTCTTTGAGCCTGCAAGGCCCGAGAAGCAACAGTCAAAAGATGAAGGCAAATATACCTGCGAATGTCTGGATTGCGGCTATACGCTTCAGACGGATGAGCATTGTCGTGATCTGAAGTGTCCCAAATGCGGAGGAGAGATGCGTCGAATCGAGCGCCCGGGGCCCGGGCAACGCAGCCAGAGCGCGGATAGAGAAGCCATTACGTTGTCCGTTGCCGATGCTTTGGCTGCAAAGGAGTTCAGTGCGGATCGTGAAACCGGCGTGATGAAAAATGTGTCCATCATCACACGGGGGCCCGCCATCGGGCACGGATTTGACGTCGACGACGTGATGATGCAGCAGGTGCGGGATGCTATCAATGCGAAGCCGAACGGGGTAAAGGTTCACATGACTCATTCGGGCGGCATTTCTCAAGATAGCATCGAGACCCTTGTCGGGCATGTTGTCAATGCCCGGATTACAGGCAAGCAAGTACGTGGTGATGTCCATTTCGGTCAATACGCGAAGACAAGCCCGAGAGGAAACCTCTGGAATTATCTTTTCGATATCGCTGAAGACGAAAAAGCCCGCTCCGAGGTGGGCTTGTCCATCAAGTTCATGCCGGATGAATACGAGCCGCGCACGGATAGGAAGGGCCAGACGATGGCCCCGGCGGGGCGTATCAAGGAGCTTTTATCGGTTGATTTTGTGGGCGATCCGGGAGCGAATCCCGGAGGCCTGTTGTCTCGTAAGACAAGGGGGCAGGCAGCTCCCGATTCAGTAAAGGAGGACGGTCTAATGAACGAAGCATTACGAAAGTACCTCGAATCGCTTGGTCTGGAGGCTGATGCGGACGAGGAAAAGGCAGAGGAGTTCTGGAAAGGGCTGGAAGGAACCCAGCGTGCAATCGCCGATTCTCTGGCCTCGAAGGAAGAAGAGAGTCCCGGCGACGAACCGGAAGGTGCAGATGATGAATTGGTGGCGGCCCGCGTAAAAGCTGCGCTGGAAGCCGAACGCAAGCGCGTAAAAGGACTGCGCGGTATCGCACAAGCGGTCGGTCTGGGGGAAGATTGGGTAACCCAGCATCAGGATGCGGGTACGAGCATAGAGGAAGCCCGGAAACTGGCCATCGAACATCTCGCCAAGACCCGGCAGCCCGTGCAGACTGTTTCGGGCAGCCACATTCGGGTCGGGCATGATTTGAACAGGGAATCGCTGGCCCCCGCAATCAGCGATGCTATTCTGCTGAGGGCAGGCAGGCCGCTTGTAGAGTTCGATCAGGTTACTGGCCTTGCCATACGCGATGCTGAAGGCCGTGTGAAAATGCGGCAGCCTCACGAGCGCGCTCGACAATTCCGCGGTTTGAGCATGATCGAGATGGGCCGTGCCTGGTTGATGGCAATGGGAATCCCCGACGCCTTTAGTTTGGGCCGAAGTACCGTCGCGGAGCTTATGCTCTCCCGGACGGCACTACGCAGGAGGTACGGCGAGATTGCCGGACTTGCGCAATCCACCAGCGATTTTCCCTATATCCTCCAGGATGCGATGGGCAAAAGCCTGCGGGCTGCCTATGAGGAGGCCCCAAAGAACTGGAATGTATGGGCCAGGAAGGTCACGCATCCCGACTTCAAGGATATCAAGCGCGTGCAACTCGGCGGAAGTCCTGACCTGGTAGAGCGCGAAGAGGGGGGCGAAATCCAGTACGTAACCCTCTCCGAAAGTCGTGAAACGTACGCTTTGGTCGAATATGCGGCTGGAATCAAGTTAACGAGGCGTGCTATCATCAATGATGACCTGGACGCTTTCAGCAGGATTCCAGTGATTCAGGCAAATGCCGCCGCACGCAAAGAAGACGATGTTTGCTATGCGGTACTTACCGCGAATGCCGCAATGGCCGATGGTATTCCGTTGTTCCATGCCGACCACGGCAATCTGGGCACAGCGGGCGCACCAAGTACCACCACACTCAATGAAGTCCGTGCGTTGATGCGCGTACAGAAAGGCTTGAATGGTGCAATTCTGAATCTGGAGCCGAGATTTATTATCGCTCCTGCAAATCTTGAAGGCACCATAAAGCAGCTTCTCAGCAGTGAATTCGATCCGGGTGGGTCAATCGCCAATGCCACGAATATCTGGCGCGGCGTCCTCATCCCGGTCATCAACGGACGACTTGACGAGACCGTGGACGCCGATACCGATAAAAATACCTGGTATGCGGCTGCTGATCCGAACCAGATTGATACCGTGGAAGTGTGCTTCCTGGAAGACCAGCAGGTGCCACAGCTGAAGCAAGAGACCGAGTTCGATACCGATGATGTCAAGTATGCCGTGATTCATACGGTGGCCGCCAAGGCCATTGACTGGCGTGGGCTGGTCAAGAACGTCGGCGATTGATTGTGATGCCGTATAGGGGTCGCCTACCCTCCGGCGGCCCCTGCGGCATGGTTCTGGTTTCTGTTTTGTGTATTTTGGCGTAGTAGGAGGATGGGAAGATGGATACCTACGTATCGCAGGGATTGCGGCTGCCCTGGACTGAGCCGGGAACCGCCGCGCGCAGTGCCGGAGATGTGGTAGTTCTGGAAGACATGATCGGAATCGCTGTGGCAGATATCGCTCTGTCCGGAAGCGGCGTCTTGGAAGTAGGGCGCGTCCACGAGTTGGCAGCCGATAGTACTACGGCTTTTGCCATCGGCGACCAGCTTTACTGGGACATATATGATGAGAAGCTCTACAAGGAGCCTGCTGCGACTCGCGTACCGGCCGGCCGCTGTTGGGCCGCAAAGGCTCAGAGCGGCACCACGGCAAAGCTGCTCCTGAATAATGTCGGCTCCAGGGAGTTGCAGAACCCGAATGACGTCATCGTATTCATGGATGACTTCATAGGTTCGGGCTACAGCCTCTCGGCTCCTCCCCCCGGCTGGTCTGCCATTGATACCAGCGCAGCGGGCACGCCGACGCTCGCTCAGAGCGCCGACCAGCATGGCGGTGCAGTCGAAGCGAAATTCGCCGCCGATAATGAGTCCGAGGCGATCGGGATCGACCTGGGCGACGAGCTCTTGTTCGATATCGACAGCTTGCTCACATTCGAGTGCCGGTTCCGTGCGCCGACACTGAACGCCAATGATGCGTTAGTCATCGGTATGGGTAGCAATCACAACGATGACCCGGATTCGATCACCGCAGGTGCATGGATTCACTGCGATGGTGCACAAGATATCGGGTGCGAATCCGATGATGGCACGACCGACCTGGACGATAAGGATTCGGGTGTGGACTTGGGCAATGACGTCTGGTGCTCTCTGCTGATTGATTTCAGCGATAAATCAGATGTGAAGTTCTATCTGGATGCGACCGGCGCCGGAGCCTATGCACGGGTCTGCTCAGATATCACATTCGATATCGATCAGTACTCCGCAGGCCTCCAGCCGATGGCGTTCATTACCAAGTCCGGTGGAACGCACCAGACGAACCTGGACGTGGACTTCATCCGGATCGTCTCGAAACGCTGAGGATAGCGTTGAATGGACGATGCTACTCTGCAAACTGATGCCGAGCTTTTTCTAAAGGAGTTCGGCGAGGAGATTACCTATACGCCGTCAAACGGGAGTCCTCGGGCCATTCTCGCTATCGTGGATCGCAACCCGCCCGAAGACATTCCCGAGGCTCCCGTCGGAGGTATGCAGAAGAGTATCACCATCCAGGTAGCGAACCGCTCGACGTCTATCAGCGATGATGATGTGGGCGGCATCAGCAGTGCGGAGTTGGATACAGGCGGCGATACCGTAACACTCGCCGTCCGTATAGGGGGGACACCACAGGTTCGGCCCATTGCCAAGCTCCTGGAGCAGGATGCGGGCATGTTGCAGTTAGAAGTGAGGTAGCGGCGGATGGCGCAGGCATTTGAAGTCATCATGGATAAGCGCCAGATTGAAGAGGTGCGGCGTATGCTGGCGGGTATGCCCAAGGCCTGGCCGCGCGTAGCGTCCAATGCTATCAACAAGACGGCGCGAACCGTCCGTTCGAAGATTGTTAAGCGAATCAGTTCCGAGACAGGCGTCAAGCAGAAGGCTATTCGCGAAGCAACCCAGATTTTTCGGGCTTCTCGAAAGTCTCTTCTGGCCCGTGTTAGCGTGGAAGATAAAGCTATATCACTTATTGATATGGGGGCACGACAGACTAAGAAGGGCGTGTCCTACAGGGCAGGCGAGGGAAAGCGAGTACTTATCCGTCATGCCTTTATCGCAAAAGTGAGAGGGAAAAAAGGCGTTTACAGACGTACAGGAGTAGCAACAAGACCTCCTTGGGGATTGCCACATCGTCATGGTTTTCCCATTCGTAAGTTATTTGGGCCCTCTATTTTGACTTTGCTTGCTGGTGAAGCGGATTTGGAGATCAGAGCCGAAGCGGGAGACCTCCTTCAACATTACATTGATCAGGAAATCGGGCGACTCCTTGAGAAACGGAGAGGAGCGGCATGAGCGATCCGATAATAGAACAGATTGCTGCCGATATCCAGGAAAGCATCAATGAAATCACCATTCAAAACGGGTTCAACCAGGACTTGCAAGCAGTCAGGCCCATCCGTGCGGGATTCGAGGGGGATGCAGCACCCCAGGATTGCCGAGTCGTCATTATCCAGGAAGACCCTGAGGAGGATGAGGAAAACTCCGCCGAGGGCAATCCCGGCATGAAGGCATGGGTACAGCCCTTTGCCCTGGTAGCGTTCGTGATTTCAAGCGATAAGACGACCACTCCGATTGATACGCGAATCAATCTGGTACGAGCAGA